CAATTTAAATATGGTGATATTACAAAATCAATCTATGAAGTATGTTTTTGGATTTTAGATAAAGCGGTAGAGACGAATGACTTTTATATTATTGCTAACGATATGTTACAGGAATTTATGAGCTATTGCGTATGCTGCAATCAATGGGGATTAGGATCTTTAGTAATTGGTTCATCTCCAACGGAATATTTAAGATAAATTATAGACCACAGTAAACCGAAGTTTCCTTTGGACGATAAGAAAGAGAGGTAAAATATGGATATTTGTTTAACAGTATTAATTGGATTAATGGGAATTTGTATAGGAGCACTTATTGGGCTTGGAATTTCTTTTAAGATTAATCATACTTACATACTTGAAATGATTGATTTAGAAAAAGGATATTTCGATACAATTACGACAGATTTGGCAAAAGCAGTAGATGATATTAATAAAGTATATGAGAAACCAATTTGGAGAAAAACAGAAGAAGAATTACCACCATGTTCAGGATTATATTATGGCAAAATTAAAGGTAATCCACATGGAGAAAATGCTATGTGGAAAGTAATATATAACGACAATGAATGGAGTTTATCTGGCTATCCTGATAATAAAGTAGAAATTAGTGAATGGACAGAGATCTATTAAGAGAATAAGAAAATGAAAGGAGCAAGAGATTTGCTGCAGCATTAAATCTGGATTTGCTCTTAGTAAGAAATGTTAGAGATTAACAAAATATACAACGAAGATTGCCTTGAAGGTATGAAAAAGATTGATGATAAAGCAGTCGATTTTATTTTCACGGATCTGCCTTATAATACGACTAATAATTCTTGGGAATGCGAAATGCCGTTAAATGATTATGTGGAATTATCAGGTCAATATTTTTATGAAACAGATTTGTTCGAGTTAGCTCAAGTAATAGATACTCCAACTAATTAAATGGTATATCAAGGAAGTAAAAACAGGTTGGCAAAATTTTTAGTACCAATTATTCAGAAGCATATTGATGATAATAATATTAAAACTTACATAGAGCCTATGTGTGGTGGAGCTAATCTTATTGATAAGATTAAATGTGATAAGAGAATTGGAGCAGATATTAATGAAGAGTTGATTGCTTTGTTGAAATATGCTCAGACAGACAACAGCTTATCTATCGCACCTGAAGTATGTACATTTGAACATTATGTAGAGGTTAGAGAAGATAGAAAACTTGGAACTCATAAGTATTCATCAGAATATATTGCATTGATTGGATATATGGCAAGCTATGGTGGTAGATACTTTGATGGTGGTTATGGTAGAGATTCAAAGGGTGGTAGAAGTATTTATAACGAGAGATTAAATAATTTCAAGGAACAAGCACCGAATTTAAATAATATTGAATTTATGTGTTGTGATTATCAGAATTTCTCAGATTATAAAAACTGTGTATTCTATTTTGATCCACCATACAAAAATACAAAACAGTATTCTAAACAGTCAATTGACTACGATTCTTTTTACGATTTTCTTCGTAAACTTTCAGAGAACAATATAGTGTTGGTAAGTGAATATAATATGCCTAATGATTTTAAGTGTATCTGGCAGAAAGAACGTAAAGTGTTGCAGAAGTCAGATAGAATTACAGGTGAAAAAGCAGTAGAAAAGCTATTTGAATTAAGAGAATAATTTAGTGAGGTGAATAAAAATATGGATAACTCATTAATTATTAAAAGTGTAGAATCTATTCA